TTTTTCAACGTCATCACCAGACAAAAGTCCGTCTAGTGTTTTGACTTTGTTACCACTTTTATTAAAACGTGTCAGTTTGCTAGACTGAGCTTTAGGCAATCTTTTCTCCCTATAGGCTTTCGTAAAGCGCTTTAAGGATGTTGAGGAAGGCTCAACATATCCTGCACATTCAGGATTAAGGAATGCTGCAAAGATAGAAACTGAAACGCTCGGCGGGCTGTTGCCGGAAGTATCGTTCAGGGTGTTCAGCTGAGTAAGCATAAAACTGCAGATATCATAATCTGCATAGTTGGACAAATCCAACCAAGAAGCAGGATAGAGATAAGGGACATCTATCGTGCAACTGTCTTGCGTGGATGCTGAAAGTACTACAGGTCGACAATTGAGTCTTTGCCATGTAGTAAGATTAGCTTGGTTGCGGCATGGAATAATGCCAGCTACCAAGGTGCCTTGGTGGTAAGGTGTAGAATTCAGTCGTACTGATATTCTAACTCCGGCTCGGAAATAGTCGAAGATTGAAAGGTAATGTGCAATAGTTTCTATCGCAAACAGTTCTTGAGGAAACTGTAAGTTTACGGTAGTAGCAGAACTAGTCCAGTCATAATTTAAAATGTTATATGATCTGGAAAGCACTTCCTTGGGCGTGTGGTCTGGAAAAGGGTTTGAAATCATGGTCAGTTTTTGTCTGCCAGGTATCTTTTCCATTTCGAGGTTCGCCGATTCCTCAAATTGTAACAAACCAGTGACTTCTTGTATCATTGGTTGTGCCTCTTGTTGTAAAGTTCTATCATCCGAGGTCTTGGATGAACTTTCTTGATTTGCTGAAGCAATCCGGGTGCGTACACTCCTTTGTGAGCGGATCGACTCACTGGGAAACGTAAGGGTGTCTTTGGTCGTATGTATACCGTCGCCGTGGACTTGGCACTTTGCAGCGCCAACCATGTTTAAGCCCTCTCGGTGGGCTATTAGTAACAAAAGGAATATTACTAACATTTTTGCAAGCTCTGTATGTACATGGCATGCAAGTCGTCATAAGTAGGGAAGAAAACATTGTTCTCACCTAAATACAACAGGAAGGGATTGATTGTGGCTTTCATTTCATTGAACGTTGAACGTCCATGGAAATAAGCCTCTCGAAGAGTGTTGTGACAGTTTTGAGTAAACTGTTCTTTCTCGCAAAGGTCACTGCGAGAATTATACCACAACAAATGTTGTTGCATGTCCTCTAATCGTAAGGGACAAACAACTACTCCATCTTGTCGTCGAAGGAAACGCTTTAGAAAATCAGCGTCATCCATCGATTGCCAAGCACCTATCTTTCCTTTGGAAGAGGAAGTGCAGGTATGGCCAAATAGGAGTTTAATTGCATTTGAGACATTAATTGGGGAGAGAACCTCCAACAACTCATGTCCATTGCATTGAGTATCTCGGACGGTGCGATAATTATCGTCACCTAAACCGAGCAATTTCATATTTTCCGCTAGGGGCATGCGGAAACCTTTTTGTAACATCAAGTACAGAGCTACAACTCTGTGCATGACTAACGTAAGAATGGTATTCCAATGGGCTGTCATAAAGCCACCAGTACACATGTGTGTTGCGATATAAACAATCGCACCAACAAGCAACCGGTAATTAAAATGACAATGGCCTACCATATAATATATTCGTTTGATTCCAAGGGGCAATTTGTCACCAAAATAAGCGGCGACATAATTGCGAACAACTGGTATATAAAAATCACCAGGATAATTGAGGTCAAAACCAGAAACGTCTTGTGAATCAACTTTTCCTTTAGCAAAGTCGTAGAATTCTCTATATTCTGCGTACCATTGTGTAGAGTAAGGATTTAGTCCAATTGCCACAGGACCTCGTTGTTGAGAGACAACGGCAGTCCAGGCTCCAAAATACATCTTACAGATGATAAGAAACCATAGAGGGGCGGCTTGAATAGGACGGGGATCTTTAGGTAACCATTTACTTGGATCAATTCCTTGTTGTTCCAATAATGGTCTGAGTTCATCTTTCTGGAAGCCTACAAAAACCGGTGTTTTTGCAATGCCTTCCATAGCTTTCAATTCAAAATCTTGAATGTCAGCAAGTACGTCAGGACGAACCCAATAACCTCCATCATCACAGGAGCGACGAAAGAGTTGTTTACGTGGAGTTCCAATTTCACAATAGGGCCACCCAGAACAGGTGTCATTGTCTAAGGAAGGTATAAAACCAGGAATTCCATCAATTACTTCTTTAATAGTTAATTTTCGAATGCGCGGATCTTTGGGAAAAAGACCCTGCCACACTTCGGGATCATTAACTAAGTCAGGAAGTTTCTCATTTTTCTTTCCGGCAAGCTTTTTGTACTGCTTGGCGAAAGATGCTTGGTCACGAGTCAAAATGGCGGGCCTTTGTTTGATTGGCCACGGCGTAACAATTTGTTTTGCTACTCCATTTAAATTAACTTCTATTCCAGTTTGCATAATTGACGGTTTGAGGTCAGTTTTGCAATTCTGAAAATGAGGTTTTGAGATATGACATTCCACAGCCATGTGGATGCCAACAGACTCTTGGGATTCGATAATAGTACATTTCGAATGAGGTTCAAATGAGCTTTGAGCTTTGGGATGCTCAAAAGTTGTCACAGGATCAAAAGTGACAAGCTTTTTGGGTAAATTCGCCTTTGTTATCGGAACAAAGTACGATTTATCTTTTAAACCAGCTACGTGAAAGCCGGCAATTTTTTGGGGAGAAGGACTGTGTTTCATCAAGTAAACTTGACCACAATCACCATCTATTCCTTCACATCCAACGCACTCAACGAGCTGAGTGGGCGTGATGTAAGTAATAACTCCATCAACTTCCTGATAGTAAGACTTTCCAGCAATGATTGAAGCACTGCTAGAAGCCATGAACATTACATGTTCACCATCATCAGTAAAGCTAACGCGGGTAGCACCATCATATGACTCCAGGTTTGCATCTAAAAGATGCGCACGGAGATCGCGAAATGAGGGCATTCGACTTCCAGGAAAGGCCAACCAACACAAATCGTCTTCAGCAAGACGTTCTATCTGTATTTCGGATGGCAAGAATTTTCTAGTTTCAACTTGGCCTGCAGCCATGTTGACAGAAACTTCTATTGAGGTAACATTGCTAGGTATGCAATGGGAAGCTGCCAAACATACTGTGCCATAGATAAAAGTGGCAAAACAGTACATTGAGTTATTTCCAAAATTGACTTTCAATAAGCGAGTATTCGCAAGAACATTGTAAGCCAAAGAAGTAAAACATTGATCTCCTCCTTGAGCGGGGATCACGACTGGAACACGTTTTTTCATCCAGATTTTTTCCATGCGCTTAAGCATGGGGTGAGAAGAATTTGCTTCTAACATTTCAGGTGGTTTATGGCCAATCGCTAAGAAAAATGCGACTAATAAGGCTACCATAAAACCAATGGCGATGAGTGTAGCACACATCATAAAATTGGAAATCCTGAATTCTTGTTTCTTGTCCAGCGTTTTGAAAGCTTGAAATTTCAAATGCCAGGCATTAAATGTTGGTAACGGATTGTTATTAAAGATAACTGTTAGATATTCTTTCTCTTGAAGTTCATCAAGTTCTCCTTTTTCATAGGAGAGAGGGAGATAATGGTGGAGATTGGTGGTAGTAGAACCATCCATCTCAACTTTATGCTTTGAAACTACTTTGCTGCGCAAATGTTCAAGTACCATAGGAACATCTCCTTGTAAGACGAAATAATCGTCAACTTTTTGGGCTTCAATACACATATCGAGATCTTTTTCTTCTGTTGGATACATCTTTTTAATTCTTTCATCGGTAAGAGAAAAGAAAATTTGTAAAAGGGCTTGAGGTATGCAACGGCCAAGATCAATAGACGATTGGATGTTTAAATTCAAGTAGCCACCTAAATAGTAGCTTGTTGAGGCTTCGCGAGAAGAGAGTAAATCCATCCAAAAAACAGTCCTTTGCACTTCATCCTGGGGGGAGTTGAGCAAAAGGCGATTTAAAACTTTGGCAACATCTTCGGTGATGTTCCAAAAATCGATATTATAATGTTCGTGAATGAAACGACGTAGCGCGGCGTTCCAATTCTGAAACCAGGACTTATAGTAGAGTTTAGCATTCCACTTAATGTCCTTTGTAAAGAAAGACATGGCTTTTTGGTATCCTTGAGCAGGAGCAACACAGTCTTCTTTAGTAGGAGGTTTCTTTGGTTTGATTTTCCAAACAGGTTTGACTTCTTGTTGAATTTTCTTAGAACCATTAACAAAGCTCTCATCAAATAAGGGCTTGTCGGGACGAATAACTTCAACTTCATCATCAAACTCAGTCACAGTTTCAACATTAGATGTATTTTGGGACAATACACCAATGTCATTTGAGGCAACGACTGGTCCAATGAGTTTTTTAGCCAAAGTAGAGGCTTTTTGATTATAGATATGTTTCTCATTTAAGAGACTCAATAACTGACTAAAAGAGCAAGTACGCTTAATATAGTCAACTTGATTTTCCCAGTTATAATAACTAACTAGGAACTTGTAACAATTATCTAAATCTGCTACAGAATACTCAACGGGAGTATTCTTTTTGTTTTCAATAATTTGAATTGCAAACATTCGACGATAAAGTGCAAGAGCACATGTAATCGGAACTTTAGGGCGTGCAGATTCATTACCAGTGATAACAACGAGAGAGGAATCAAAATAGGATTTTCCTTTCTCTTGGGCAATTGCCATTGGTAGCATATAAGCATCAGTGGAAATCATTTTGATCAATTCACAACATTGTCGTTGTCGATCAGTAGATTCAGTTTCCTGGAGCCATTCTTCATAAGAACAGCAATATTGGCCATGATAGCCAGACCAGAACTCTTCAATTGGATTGCGAGAATAACGTTCATGTTCAGAAAGGGGTTCTTTTCTTAACATTTGAGAAACGCAATTCGCAATAATTGGGGCAGTGAAGGTTTTACCTTTACCAGCTTTACCATAGAGATAAACACAAAGTGGTTCAGGGCGAGCCAATTGTTTAGCAGAAATCTCTATATTGTAAATACAAGTATCATAAACTTCTTTCCAGTCTCGCAGTTGTTTTGCAACTGACAGATGGAACTGTTGGGCAGTTTTTCCACTCGGGGAAAAAGTGGAAAGTTTTTTGGTGAGAAATCGGTAGTCTTCAACTACTTGTTTCATCAAATCCATACTTCTATAGATTTCACTTGTATTTCGCTGGGAAATGGTCATAAGCATACGTTCATGGGTAGCTCTGAGGTCGTCATTATCGACGCCTCCTTTAGTAAAAGCTTCTCCATATAACCATCTATGAAAGTCATCAAAACATTCAACAATAAATTCATAAAGACTTTTGAAAAAATCTTTAAGGTTTCTTAAATTGAGCAAGAAACGAGTACATTTATCGGTTTGTTTGTGAAACTCATTGAATTCTCCAAAAACGGAAAATAATGAGGCCATAGTACTGGTTTTTATACGTTCTCCGGCTTGTGCCTTTGCCATATTAGGGTCAAATGGACCCATATTGTCTTTCTTTCCATGAAAAAATTCATATAAAGAATCATAGTAAATATATAATGGTGAAGACAAAATGACAAGCATAATGAAGGCAACTGATAGAACAATCGCAAGTTTCGCGTGGTAGCCTAATTCAGACCACCAATCCATCATCTTCTTGAGAAGACCACGGACTTGTTCATACAGCCAAGCGGGAAGGGCGGCTGCGGATTTGGTCATGGAACCAACAGCGGAAAGCGTAGCATATGCTCCGGTTGAAAGAGCATTTTTTGCCATTGAAACGGCTTCGCTAGCAAAATAATTAGCTGTTGATTTCTTTAAGGACTGCCAAGCAGTCCAAGGACTCAAATAGGGGCCCATTTTAATTGCCCATTGAGATGGCCACCACCCAAAAGCGCGAGCTTTTTGGGTGTTGCCAGGTTGGAACATTTGGGCGTGGGGCATTTCAGCAACTCCATAATAATTGTGTTTAACAACATCGGGAACGGGGAGTGCGAAAAAGTATTTGGCAAGAACTTGTCGATACCGGCAAGCACCTGTTTTTTGAGGAAGGTGCAAGGGAATACCTGCAAGACGAAGTCTAGCAAGTTTGTTGAAATTAGGTAAAATTCCAACAGCGACAAAGTGTTTAACCCCATAACGCACAATAGCAGCGTTAAAGGGCGAAAGGTCCACATCATAACCTTTCTGGGCCAATACGGTCGTGAATAATTCGATATCATATTCGATATCACGGTCGTCTGAATCTTGTATATTTAGTTGATTATATGCTCTGAGCATATCACGTTTTGTACGTTTTTGTGATCTGAGGGACTTATCAACTTTCATGTGTCTATGTTTAGTCCGGTGTATTTCACAAGATTCATTCTCTTCATTGAGAATATCACCGAATTTTTCCATAAATTCGGATTTATTTAATCTTTCTTGTTTTCTCTTTTCTTTAGAGTTAATTTTGGATTGAGCTTTGGGAACAAAGAAAGAAAGGGGTTGTGTTTGCATGTGAACCAAACACAATTTGGCAGCAGCTTCTTCGGCGGCTACCTTTTGAGGTCCTTTTCCAAGATAGTTTCTCCAGCCAAATTTTAATAGGCAGGAAAAACGGACCATGTGGTCAGGGTCATCTTGTTCAGTTGTTTCAAAAATGGGAAACAACCGATATTTTGCACCGGTGTTAATAACATCGGTCTTAGCGGAAGTCGAAAATGAGCTTCGAATTCCTTTCGGGACGGGGGGCGGAGGAACAAATAGTTCTTCAACAGGCATATTGAATTTTTTAGAAATTTGTTCAATTTCCAAATCCAATTTCTGTCTAGGGTCTTGCGTCTGGTTAGGGCAA